GTTAATGACGAAAGTTAATCCAGATATGATTAACCAGCCTGAAAAACCAGAGATGCCTACTTTATCAATTATGGCACCAGGTATGGACGGACCGATGGATGAACCAGAAGGGCCAATGCCTAAACCGATTAACAAATTAATTCCAGACTTCGACGGCGACAATGATGATATGCCAGGCGGAGAAAAAGATCTTCCTAAAGACCACGATAAAGATCACGTAATGATTAAGTCACTAGATAAAGACGGTGATGACGATCACGATATGGATGATCACGATATGGAAAAAGACGACAAAGATGATGATAAAAAGGATAAAGAAGAAGCGTGGGCAAACGAGCCTGACGAAGATGAAAGATCCGTTAATTATCAAATGACAAAATTACAAGGTGGAATGAACCGCAGAAAAGGAACACATCCTAAAGTTGCTGGTGCAGACAATCCTATGCAAAAAGTAAAAGAAGGCGACGACTTACGTGCTTCTATTAAAGCAGAATTACAAAAAGCGTTAGCAGAAACTAAAGGAGCAAAATAATGGCAGACTTATTAACATCAACGATTGGCGGTGGTAGCTCAGTATTAGTTGCAGCAAATAGAAAACCTGCAGCAGATGTTACTGCTATTGACTTCCCAGGTGGAAAAAATTTAACATTTTTTGAAGTTGATTTTGGAGCAGCAGCAAATGCTGAAACAGGTGCTAATGAAGCAATCCAAGCACTTATCGAAATTATCGGTAAGTATTGTACAATTGTTATCAGAGGCGACCTACACGCAACTAACCAAAAGATGTGTTTTGCAGTTGAACAATCAAATGCATCATTAGATTATGATGGTGCTGGAGCAGAAACACTAGTAGAACAAATTGAAGATGAATGTATTGCACTAGGTGCTACATACGGAAATAACAACTTCGATATGACTTCTGTAACTGCAACAGTTAAAACATCATTTGATTTCGCATAAATCATAAGTTTCATATTATCCAAATAGGCTCTTCGGAGCCTATTTTCTTCTATAAATACTTGTATGGCAAAGAGTTTAGATGGCGTTCAAATTAAGAAGGCCCATAAAAAACAAAAATATACACTTGAAGAAGTTAAGCACTTAGAGGCTTGTATGGATCCTATTACAGGACCATTATATTTCTGTGAAAACTTTTTAACTATTCAACACCCTACAAAAGGATCAATGAAGTTTGTACCATACGGATTTCAAAGAGAACTAATACAAGCATACGCAGAAAATAGATATTGTGTTGCTATGTTACCAAGACAGATGGGTAAAACAACTTGTGCTGCTGGTTACCTACTATGGTACACTATGTTTACACCTGAATCACAAGTTTTAATTGCTGCACACAAATATACAGGTGCGCAGGATATTATGAATAGATATAGATTCGGTTACGAAACTTTACCAGACTTTATACGTGCAGGTATCTATACATATAACAGAAACACAATTGAATTTGATAATGGTAGTAGAATACAAGCAACTACTACAACAGAAGATACTGGACGTGGTAAATCACTTTCATTAATATATTGTGATGAGTTTGCATTTGTGCAACCGCCAGAGAAAGCCAAAGAGTTTTGGACTGCACTTTCTCCTACACTGTCAACAGGTGGTAAAGCAATCGTTACAAGCACACCAAACTCAGATGAAGATCAGTTTGCTATGATTTGGGCAGAAGCAAATAAAAAGTTTGACGAACACGGCAATGATCAGAAAGTAGGTACGAACGGTTTCTATCCTTACTTTGCTCCGTGGACAGAACATCCTGATAGAGATGATGATTGGGCAAACGAAGAACGTGCAAAGATTGGCGAAGAAAGATTTCGTCGTGAGTTTGATTGTGAGTTCTTAATATTTGATGAAACATTAATTAACAGTGTTAAACTAGCAACACTTGAAGGCAAAGAGCCTATTGCTAATACAGGACAAACACGTTGGTATAGTAAAATTAATCCTAAAGCAACACACTTAATTGCACTTGATCCTAGTTTAGGTACAGGCGGTGACTACGCTGCAATACAAATATTTGAAATGCCAGCAATGAAACAAGTTGGCGAATGGCGACATAATTTGACTCCTGTACAACAACAGATTAGAGTGCTTCAAGATATTTTAAAATATATTACTAACGAACAAATTGCAGGCGGCAATCCTAATCCTACTGTTTACTATAGTGTAGAAAATAACACAATAGGTGAAGCAGCACTTGTTGTTATTACTGACATTGGCGAAGAAAACTTTAATGGATTATTTTTAAGTGAACCTATTAGAAAAGGACACGTAAGGCGTTATAGAAAAGGATTTAATACTACACACAAGACTAAAATTACAGCGTGTAGTTTATTTAAAAATGCATTGGAAAGAGACAAAATGTCAATATCTAGTAAACCTTTGATATCTGAACTTAAGACATTTGTAGCAACAGGTGTCAGTTACAATGCAAAAACAGGCGAACACGACGATCTAGTATCAGCAGTATTGCTAATTATGCGTATGGCAGATCAATTAGCAAACTGGGATCCAAAAATATATGAAAAAATGACGGAGAGAATGACTGACGACGAGTATCCATTGCCGATATTCGTATCTGGCGGTTTTTGATAAATACTTATATGGACGCAACTAATAATATAGCAACAGACTTATTTTTTAAGGTTAGAAGTAGATTTTCTAATCTAAAACTTGGTGATGATTCAGGACAAATTACTATTAACCCTGAAGATGCACGTTTCTTTGACTTCGACTATATGGAAGAAGATAAGAAAATTGGACACGTAAGTATTAGTCTTGCAGAGCCAAACTCAATGAAAGTATACTTTTCCAATGGTATTACTGAGGGTATGGACAGAGACCAAAAAGATGGTTGGTATGGGTTTTTGAGAGAATTAAGAAAGTTCGCAAAACGTAGACTACTAGCATTTGACACAAGAGATATTGCAAAGGATAATTTAGATAAAAGAGATTATGCTTTCCTTAGTCAATATGCAAACCCAGCGTCAGACAATGATACAATTACAAAACCTGTCGGAGAGAATGTAATGAATGAGAGTAATTTATATGGAACTAAAACACAAAGTTTCCAGAAACTAGAAGATACGAAACTTATTATCAAGCACAGCAAAAAACTTGCTGATGATATGGAATTAAAACCAGGTGCAAGATCAAGAAATATTTCTGCACTATTTGTACAGAACGAATCAGGAGAAAGATTTAAATATCCTTTCGTTCACTTAGCAGGTGCAAGAGCAATGCAACGTCACGTAGCGAACGGTGGCGCACCATACGATGAAATTGGTGAAAGCATTGTTAAGATGAGTGAAGAAATTGCTCAACTTAAAACATTTACAGGCTATGTTGTACGCAACGATTTGATGAACTCCGACACTAATCGAATTGTTGAACGCAGTAAAGTACAACTTGACACTCTCAGAGAAAGAATTGGAAAATTATCTAAACAGTCATACTATGAGGCTTTTAAAGAATCATTTGAGGCAACAGCAGACGTAGAAGTAGACGATGATGTGATGGAGCAGTACAAAGATATGTTTACTGTTAAGAACTTTAAAGAGGACTTAACTGATGTATTCCCAGTAATTCATAGATTAATGAAAGAAGAAGAAACAGTAGGCTATGACGACATAGTCGGTATGACGGCAGAGGCTGAACCAAAACTTGCTGAAGAACACGAAGACACAATCGATACACTACCGGGCTTTGAAAAATTTGAAAGTTGGGTAGACGCATTAGGCGAAGAAAGTCCAATCCAAATTGCAGATGATGAAGAAAAAGCAGATATGGTAAAAAGTTTAAATGAACTTACAAGCCAAGAGTTTGCAGCAGGCGTTGATGGCACAAACGCAATTACAAGTTTAGAAGGCATTATCGATGATCCAAAACTAGAGCAAGATATTAAAGCAAAAGCAACTGAAGATGCTAACGCTGATGTAAGACCTTTGCTTAAAGCGTGGATCGAAGAAAATGCGCCAGACGTACTAGGTGAATTAGATTTCGGTGATATGGCAGACGAACCTGCTGTAGGAGCAGACGAAGTTGAACCACAACAAGAAGATATGTCAAAAGGTTTTAACAAGTATGGACTTGCTGCTATTAATAAAGGTGGCAAATTCTATAGCATTAAAGACAATGAGATTACAGGCGAGTTTGATAGCATTGAAGAACTTAAAAAACATCAAGAAGAATTACTTAACAAAGAAGAATCAGTTGAAGTTGCAGAAGGCGGCAATGCTTGGGATTTAGCAGTTACTACAGGAATGGAAATTATTCAAGATTGTGATGATGCAGAAGAATGTATTAAAAGACTTGAAGATGAAATCACAGGTAGCAACGAGCCAGACGAATCCTATGCAGACAAAATTTATCAAGACTACATTGAAAAAATTAAAACAGATGGCTTTGATAAAGTGAGACACGAAATTGATAGACAAGAGTTTCACGGTGATATCGCAGGCGATATTATGGATATGGAAAGCCAAGAAACTGAAGGCAATGAGTTTTCACAAAAAGTAAGACAAATGAAAGCAGCAGGTGCTAAGAAAGGCACTAAGTTTAAAACTTCAGATGGTGAAGAACATACACTAGAAGGTTTAGCAGAATTTATTAAATCTTTTTATGATAAAAATACAGGCACTTTTCCAAAAGGACCAGAAGGTGTTGCTACTATGGTAGGCAAAAAGTTTGGTGAACAGGCTGAGCAAGTTGCACGTAAGATGGTAGAAAGAATGGCTCCTGCACAAGAACAAGGCGCAGAAGACTTAGAAGAACTTGAAAGAATTAAACAACTTAGTATGTTTTAATGATTTTACGTATTGATTTTTTACGTAAAGATGTTTAAATAATAGTGTAGTAGGAAACTGCTACACTATTTTTTTTCACTTTATAAAGGAAAACATTATGTGGACAAAACCAATAGCAACAGAGATGAGATTTGGCTTCGAAGTAACGATGTATGTAGCCAACCGATAGATAAAGAAGTAGAAGTAGATATACACAGATTGTTAGAAACATTGGACTGTGAATAAAGAAAGGATCTTAGGATCCTTTTCTTTTGGCTAAACAAAATCACATTTAGTTAAAAATACACTTGACAAGATAAATAAAGTTGCATATAATACATATATGCATTAGGCATAAAATGACATTTTTTATTAGGCAAACAAAGGAGGCTAACAAATGGCATCATTAGCAGAAATTCGTGCAAAACTGCAAGAAGCAAACAATCGCTCATCTGGTAATTCTACTGGAGGCGGTGACAACGCAATTTACCCACATTGGAATATGCAAGAAGGCAGAGAAGCCGTGGTAAGATTCTTACCAGACGGCAACGCTGACAACACATTCTTTTGGGTAGAACGTGCGATGATTAAATTACCATTCGCAGGTATCAAAGGAGAAACAGACAGTCGTAATACTATTGTGCAAGTTCCGTGTGTGGAAATGTACAACGATGGTACTACTTGTCCAATTCTTTCTGAGGTACGTGGTTGGTTTAAAGACAAATCACTAGAAGATATGGGACGTAAATATTGGAAAAAGCGTTCGTACATTTTCCAAGGGTTTGTAACAGACGATCCTCTTAACGAAGAGAGAACACCTGAGAATCCTATCCGTAGGTTTATTATTGGTCCACAGATTTATCAAATCATTAAAGGTGCTTTGATGGATCCAGAGTTGGAAGAATTGCCAACAGATTATCTTCGTGGTGTTGACTTCCGTATTAAGAAAACATCAAAAGGTGGTTATGCTGACTACTCTACATCACAATGGTCACGTAAAGAACGTGCATTAAATGATACAGAGAATGCAGCAGTTGAACAACACGGGTTGTTTAACTTAAATGATTTCCTTCCTAAGAAGCCAGGTGAAGTTGAGCTTCAGGTAATGAAGGAAATGTTTGAAGCATCAGTTGATGGTGAAGCATATGATCCGGAACGTTGGGGTCAATATTTCCGTCCAGCGGGAATGAGTCAGGCAACTGGCGATCCTAATAAGGCAGCAGCACCAGCAGCAAGTGCTCCGGTAACTCCTGCACCTGCTCCAGCGGCAGAACCTGCTCCAGCAGCAGCGCCTGTAACTGAAGCACCAGCAGCAGCACCAGCGGCAGAAACTGCAACTACTGAGGACAATGGATCGGGTCGTGCGCAAGACATTCTTGCAATGATTCGCAACCGTCAGCAATAAAAAGAGTTTATGAGAGTTCCGGCAAAAACCTCCGTACGGTAACCAGCGAGGTCTCTCATACTTTAACAAAGGAAAGGTAATTATGGCAAAAGCGTTTGACGTAACTAAATTTAGAAAGAGCCTTACAAAGTCCATTGACGGATTAGGTATTGGCTTTAATGATCCTACTGATTGGATCAGCACAGGCAACTATGCACTAAACTATCTTATTAGTGGTGACTTTAATAGAGGTGTACCTCTTGGTAAAGTTACTGTACTAGCAGGTGAATCCGGTGCAGGTAAATCTTATATTGCAGCCGGCAATATTGTAAAATCAGCACAAGAACAAGGTATCTTTGTAGTACTAATTGACTCAGAGAATGCACTTGATGAGAAATGGCTACACGCATTAGATGTTGACACAAGTGAAGAAAAACTTCTTAAACTTAATATGTCAATGATTGATGATGTTGCTAAAACAGTATCAGAGTTTATGAAAGAATACAGAGATATGGCAGGCGAAGAACGTCCTAAAGTATTATTTGTAATTGACTCACTTGGTATGCTACTAACTCCAACAGATGTTGATCAGTTTGGTAAAGGTGATTTAAAAGGTGATATGGGTAGAAAGCCTAAAGCACTAACAGCACTTGTACGTAACTGTGTTAATATGTTTGGTAGTTACAATGTAGGTATGGTATGTACTAACCACACTTATGCATCACAGGATATGTTTGATCCAGATGATAAGATTAGTGGTGGACAAGGCTTTATCTATGCAAGTAGTATTGTTGTTGCTATGCGTAAACTAAAACTTAAAGAAGATTTAGATGGTAATAAAACTACTACAGTAAATGGTATTAGAGCTGCGTGTAAAGTAATGAAAACACGTTATGCAAAACCATTTGAAGCAGTGCAAGTAAAGATTCCATATGAAACAGGTATGGATCCTTATAGTGGCTGCGTTGACTTGTTTGAAGCAAAAGGATTGCTTAAAAAAGACGGTAATAGACTTAAATATACAGACTTAAATGGAGAAGTTCATTTAGAGTATAGAAAGAACTGGACAGGCGATAAATTAAATATGATAATGAATGATCTTAAATCAAAGCCTGAACTGGAAGAAGTCGAAGAACCAGTCGAGGTTGAAGAGGAACCAGTAACAAGCAACGGAGTATAAAACATATGAATAGTGATCTAATAGCAGATATTTGGACTATAATGGTTGAACACATTGAAGAAAAGAAAAAGAAAGATGTGGCAGCAAGTTACATTAATACGCTACTAGATTATGGTGTGAGCGAATCAGTTATTCAAGGACTGTTTGGCATAGACACTTATCTAGATGAAGCAGTCGAGTATGTCTTGGATGACGATGAAGTCGAAGACTATGATGAAGATGAAGATGATCGTTGGGATTAAAGTATGACAAATTGGTATGATCTAGTTTCGAAAGATATCAGCAAGATACCTGATGCTGTTGAGTATTTCAATACGGAACTAATTGCTGCAAAAGCAGAAATTAAAATTAGTGGTAGGATTGAAAAAGCCTCAGCACATTTGCCGGCATCCGTAGAGACTAGATTTAGCCAACTTCAAGAAATTGAAGCAATACTAGAATATCTTAACATTGAACTCCGAAGATTACGTTCTTCGCATTTTAGAAGATATGTTGAAAACTATCAAAGACAATTAAGTTCACGTGATGCAGAGAAGTTTGTTGACGGTGAAGCAGATGTAGTTGACTTTGAAAAAATTATTAACGAATTCGCTCTTATACGAAATAAGTGGTTAGGAATTATTAAAGGACTTGATCAGAAACAGTGGCAATTAACTAACATTGTAAAGTTAAGAACTGCTGGACTTGATGATGCTACTTTGTAGTTTCTAACGCTTTTTCTTTTTTCTCAAGATAACTTTTTACAACATCCGCAAGTTGTGCGTGTGTATCCTGAAACCACGTTGCAACGTGATAATTAAATTTTTTAGGTTTTTGAAATTCTGTAGTTTCTTTAATTGTGTCCATCCAAACTAGATAATCTGGATCTAAATATTCTTTTGCACTATTTGAATTACAGCGTTTATCTATTATTGCAATTTTTCCTGCTGCAACAATACCATCTACGTAACCACGTAGTTCATTTTGGTATGTATCACCAGTCACATATACACCGCCCACTAATTCTGCAAAAGGTTTTGCTAGTGTTGTTTTTCCTGACCCTTCTGGTCCACATATAAGTATTTTCAATAATTTGCTCCTCTTTCACTTCTATATTTACACATAAACTGAGCATATAAATAAAAGTATGAAAACAATTGTACTAGTAACAGGCGGATTTGACCCTTTACACAGTGGACATATTGCCTATTTTAAAGAAGCAAAAAAACTTGGCTCCAAACTAATTGTTGGTGTTAACAGTGATGATTGGTTAGTACGTAAAAAAGGCAGACCATTTATGCCTGGAGAAGAACGTATTGCAATTATCCAAGAACTAGAAGTTGTTGATGAAGTCATTACATTTGATGACAGCGATGGAAGTGCTACAGATGCAATACGCAAAGTAAGGAAAAAATTTCCTGCTACAGAAATAGTTTTTGCTAATGGCGGCGACAGAACTCCAGACAACATTCCAGAATTATTCGATGACGACACAGGCGAACTAACATTTGCATATGGCGTTGGCGGCGATACAAAAAAGAATAGTAGTAGTTGGATACTTGAAGAATGGAAACATCCTAAAACAATTCGTAAGTGGGGTTACTACAGAGTAATTCACGAATATGGTAATAACGTTAAAGTAAAAGAACTTACTGTTGATCCAGGTAAGATGCTAAGTATGCAACGACACAAGGATAGAGCAGAACATTGGTTTGTTGCCAAAGGCACAGCAAACGTTTACACTATTAACAACTCAACAGATTATGAACTTAGAGGTACATATGAAAAACATCAGTCATTACACATTGATAATATGGAATGGCATATGTTAGCAAATGAAACTGATGAACCTTTACAAGTTGTAGAAATCCAATACGGTACAAACTGTGTCGAAGAGGACATCGAACGTTTATGAATGATTGGATATTTTTAAGCAAGGATCACAAAGATCCATATATAAATGAATTTGCATCAGGTTGTAAAGCAACTACAACTGATCCGAAAACATTTGAATACGATAGTTTAGATGAACGTCCTATTGTGCTTAGAGGTATTCTAAAAAAGAAAATTATACATAAATGTTTTGAAGATAATAGAGACTTCTATTATATGGACACAGGATATTTTGGTAACGAAGTTACAAAAAGCAATCCTAATGGTTGGAAGTATTGGCACAGAATTGTTAAAAATAATTTACAACACGGCGATATTATTGAACGCTCCGACGACAGATTTAAAAGATTTAATAAAAAATTTATGCCTTGGAAAAAGAATGGCAGAAAAATTCTTATAGCAGCACCGGATGAAAAACCTTGTAAGTTTTATGGTATTAATTTAGATGAATGGATACATTCTACTATTACTAAAATTAAAAAATTCACAGATCGTCCTATAGAAGTAAGACAAAGAGATAAACAAAGAATTACACGTTTGACAGATACATTAGAACAAGCATTAAACAAAGATGTATTTGCACTAGTTACATACAATAGCAATGCAGCAACAGAAGCAGTATTTCACGGTATACCTGTTTTTCCGTTAGCACCTGCAAACTCTGCAAGACCAGTTGGATGTACTGATTTAAGTCTAATAGAAACACCTTACTATCCATCAGAAGATAAAAGATATGCTTGGGGTTGTCATTTAGCATATGGTCAATATCACGTTAGTGAATTAAGAACAGGTAAGGCAAAAGAGCTATTGGAGGAACAATGGAAGAACTAAAAGTATTTGTAGGATATGATCCTAGAGAAGATATTGCATACCAAGTGTGCAAACACAGTATTGAAAAAAGAAGTCCTAATGCTGTAGTAAAACCTTTAATACAAAAAGAATTAAGAGAACAAGGGTATTATGACAGACCAATTGATAAATTAGCAAGTACAGAATTTACATTTACAAGATTCTTAGTACCTGAACTAAGCAACTTTAATGGTTGGGCTATGTTTATGGATTGTGATATGATTTTACAAACAGATATCAATGAATTATTTGCACAAGCAGATAACAAGTATGCATTGATGTGTGTTAAACACGACTACACTCCTAAAGAAGGAATCAAAATGGACGGACAGGCACAAACAGTTTATCCACGTAAAAATTGGTCAAGTGTAATGCTTTTTAATTGTTCACATCCGAGTAATCAAGAAATAAATGTAGAACTTGTTAACGATCCTAAAATTACAGGAAAATATTTACACAGATTTAGTTGGTTGAAAGATGACGAAATTGGAGAACTAAGCCCAGAATGGAATTGGTTAGCAGGTTGGTATAAAGAACCAGATGATGGTAAGCCTAAACTTATACACTATACAGAAGGTGGTCCGTGGTTTGAAAATTATCGTTACTGTGAATACCACAGCGAATGGAAACAAGAATTACAAGAGATGATGAATGGATGATACAATAGGTCTTGAAGAAGCATTAGTAAGAGGAAGTGAAAACCGCCTTACACTAGATTCTAAAGATATCACCAAGCCACACGTAATCCGTGGTGTCATAAAAAACGGCCATCGTGACAACGCACAAGCAATTGGAAGAGATTTTTGGTACATAGATACAGGATACTTTGGTAACTTTCCAAGTCCAGGTAATAAAAAAGGACAAAAGAAGTGGCATCGTATTGTTAAAAACGAAAATCAACAAGTTGACATTGTAGATGTTCCAGGTGATCGTTGGGAAAGATTGTTAACAGATGACCCAAGGTTAGTTTGGAAAGGTTGGAAAAATTATAACAAAAAAATATTGTTAGTAATGCCAAATCCAAAAGCCTGTAAGTGGTATAACATTGATTATGACAAGTGGGTTAAAGATACGAAAGAACAAATTGCAAAATACAGCGATTTGCCAGTAGAAGTACGTATAAAAGGTTCGCGTAGTGAACGTAATAAAGGGTATACAATATATGATGCATTTGATAGTGGCGTATATGCAACTGTTGCAATGAATAGTATGGCTGCACTCGAATCAGTACTTTATGGTATACCTGCTTTTGTAAGTGTGCCTTGTGCTGCTAGTCCTTTGGCATCAACTGACTTATCACAACTAGCAAATCCTTTTAAACCTAAAACTAAATTAATAGAAAGGCATTGTAGGAATCTTGCATACACACAATTTACTATTGATGAAATACTAAGTGGTGTTGCATATAAACTTACTGAGAAATATAGATGAAACTACTTTTAAATAACAAAGAAATTGCAAATTACCTACTACACTTGATAGGTGTGCCACAAGAGTTATATAAGTTACACCCAACTGACAGAAATGCTGCTGAAGTTGTACAAGGATTTTTAAAACGAGGATCAAAGCGTCAAAAAGAATGGCGTATGAATCCAGATGAAGCAAGATCTGAAAAAAGAAAATTTGCAAAGAAACTTAAAAAGGCAATTGCACAAGATTTAACAGATTGGCGCAACGCTGTCAAGCAAGAAAAATTTAATTTACGTAATGCATACTTTAATACAATCCATAAAGAAATAGAAACAATACTTGATCGTTTTGGAGAACAACGTGTACTAAATGCATACAAGAAAAGTGAAATAACTGAGTTTGTAAAAGGATGTGGACTTAATTTAGACCCTAAAGGTCAATTAATGCGTAGACATAAGTTCAATAGTTACACAGATGATTGTGTAATTAGGAATACAGTAGGTAATGAAGAACTACTTGTTACAAAAATAGATAACAACTATCCTATGTGGTTTATAGATAGCGGTTACACAAACTTTTTAGAAGATAATAAGAAATGGCATAGGTTAGTTCGCAACCATTTACATTACGGCAAGTTTTTTCAAGCCCCTGCAGACAGATTAGGCAACTTTAAGCAGTTTCCTAAGCCTTGGAGAGAAGGGGGAGACATAATTTACATTATTGAACCAGGACCTTTTGCTGCAAGTGTATTTCATTGTGATTTGAAGACTTGGAAGTACGACATTGAAAGAGAATTAAGGCAGTATACAGACAAAAAAATTAAATTTAGAGAAAAAGCGCCTAAGAAAGAACGTACAAACTTGTATAAAGAATTAGCAGACGAAGATTATTACTGTATTGTCAGCATTAACAGTAATGCTGCTACAGAAGCAATTTGGCAAGGTGTGCCGGCTGTTACATTGGGCGCACACGTAACAAATCCAGTAACTGTAGACAAACTAAGTGACATAAACAGCCTATATAGAGGACCATTAGGTGAATGGTTGTGTATGTTAAGTTACCAACAGTTTACTAAAGAAGAAATTGTAACAGGAACAGCAGGGAACTTAGTTAAAAAGTATACAGTCAATGAGTAAACGCACAGCAGTAGCATATTTTGCTGGTATTCCACCACAAAATAACAATCCTGAGAAACCTTTAATTTTAAAAAACTTTATTGCAGGTGTAAACGCAATAGGAGACAATGGAATTGAACATCAAGGCTTTAATGTGCTTGATTGTGACGTTGCATTCATTCAAGGATTTGTACACGAACACGGAAAAACTGCACCACACTTATTATTGCGCAGAAATGCGGTAGAAAAACAAAAACAAACAGGAAAACGTTCATTAATTGTAGACAGTAATTTATTTTTGTATGCTGATCCAGGGAATACAAAAACTTATCTACGTTATAGTTTTGACGGCGTGTTTCCTACAACAGGTTTTTACTTTGACCAAGATGTTGATCCTACAAGATGGAAGAAAATTAGTGCTGCACTAAATTTACCATTAAAAGAATATAGAAAAGACGGCAAACACATCTTAGTATGCTTACAACGTAACGGTGGTTGGTCAATGAAAGGTATTCCTGTAATGCAATGGCTTACAGATACAATTAAAAAGATAAAAGGATTTACAGATAGACCAATTATTATACGAGCTCACCCAGGAGATAAAAAAGCAAGACAGTATTTGCGTATTAATGAACCTAATGTGTTTGTTTCTTGGGCTCCTAATATTAGACACGACTTACTTAATGCTTGGGCAACTGTAGTTTACAATAGTTCCCCTAGTGTTGCAAGTTTAATTGAAGGTGTGCCTGTATTTGTTACAGATCCTGATCCAAGTGTCAGCCAAGTGAATGGAGTTTGTAACACAAACCTAAAAAGATTAGAAGATCCTAAATTTCCTGATAGACAACAGTGGATAGAAAGACTGTCAATGTGTCATTGGAACTTTAATGAACTAAAAAGCGGCGAAGCGTGGGAATTTTTTAGGAGATACATATGAGACAACTGCCAAACGGATGGCACGTACCAGAAGGTGACACTAAAATGACACGTCATATCGAAAGTGATAAGTCACCTGCACTTGCTGAGTACGAACATAAACAAAGAAAAACAATTTTAAAAAATATTCCTGTAAAAAACACATTTGTAGACGTAGGTGCTAACGTTGGTGTATGGAGTATTACACTTGCACAACATTTTGACACTGTTTATAGTTACGAACCTAGTGTTAGAAACAGGGAATGTTTAGAAAAAAATGTAGAAGGTAAAACAATTATTAAAAATGTTGCACTTTCTAATTTTAATGGCGAATCAACCTTCCACGATGAGATAAAAAATTGTGGAAATAGTAAATTATGGAATGAAGGTGATGTACCAGGTCTATATAATGTGCCTGTAAGAAAACTTGATGAAGAAAATATTGAAAATATTTCATTGATTAAGATGGATGTACAAGGTTATGAATGGCAAGTGATACAAGGCGCACAAAATGTCATAGAACAACAGCAACCTTGGATAGCATTTGAAGTAAGTGCTGACGTAGACGTAATTTGCAAGTTTTTAGAGGATAGAAATTACGATATGATTGATAATAAAAGTAAACGTATCTTAATTTACGCTCCAACGTCTGGAGAAAATGCTCCTTCTAAAGAAGCATTTGGTAGAAGAATGGGGCCTGGACCTTATGTTAAACTTTTACCTGAAGATAAACAAAAAATTGCTGCTGAACGCCACGGAAATTAACGTAATTGTTGCTGCCAATAAGGTTCTGTACGCATAACTTTTAAATCATCACGCTTACTACGACCCATACGTTTTCTATCGCCTTTTAAATGGTCTAAATATGCTCCCCAATCACAATTAATTAGAGGATGTCCTTCTCCTGTTGACATTCCAGGTCTTGGACGTAAGTCAACTAAGTGTCCTGCCCAGTTATGTTGAATTAATTTAGGGAATCTTTTACGAACTTCATCAAATACAAAACTATCGTGCCATTCTGCCATTGTAAAAATACCACTTTCTGCTTCATCATAAACACGTTGAAATTCATTTAAAAATTTTACAGCTCTTGGACTACTTAACTTAACAGCATATAATCCGCATTCACTATATTTGCCTCTACGACCTAAATATGAAAGTTCTTTATCTGCAGGAATAAGTCTTTGCAAGTCTGCGTGTGTAATTGGACTATGACAAATAGTATCTGCATCCATCCACATAAGCACATCTGTGTTACATTCTTTAGCACAAGCAAAAATACTGTAAACTTTGTGTGCAAATCTAATAGCGTGCCATTTAAAACCTTTGCCACTATCACGTCTACGTGATCTAATAGGATCATCTGAAACGTCACCGTTTGCTTTAGGTACATTTTTCCATTTTTCTTTAAATTTTACGAGCTCTGGACTTTCTGCGTGTAAATCTTTCACAATAAGATTGTCTGCTTTTTCTTCTACTTCACAATTTTCAGCATACACATACAAATTGATATCTTTAGGCCAATTTTCTAAGAAAGTTTTAATCATTCTTTTGCCATATTGCTCATAGCCTGGCTTATGAAATGTAGTTACAACACTTATGTTCATTTTACTTTGTCCCATATATGAAAGTTATCACCTTGTACTAGTGCATTATAGTTAGCCGCATACAAAGCAACACTTCTATCTCTTCCAATTACTTCTGTACCTTCGATTACAATTTCTGGACCTGGATTATAATATAATGGTGATATCAAATCAAGTGCCTTTATGTGTTCAAGGTCAACAAATACTGCTGAAACTGAAGATAATGCATATAAAGTTTTAATGTCTTTTCTATAAACAACTTTTTTATCTTTTACATACATTCCTGTTCTACTATGCAGGAAAACAGTATCGAATATTTCTATAATAGACGGCAATAAGTTCATTCCTGAACCAATTACGATTGCATCTTTTGGTTTGTGCAGTAAAGTTTTTTTTATTCGTTTGGTATATTTGTTCATTGGCTAACATACTTTAAGTTATTTAAGTATTTTATCCATTCTGCACAAAAATCTTGGCTACTGCACTTAAATACTACTGATGCGTTTTAAGTTATATAGACAATTTGGTGCGTTAAACAGTCCTAGTATTTTTGATGCATTTCAACAAGGACTTCAAGCACAAGGACACACAGTGGTAAGCGACAACGAAGATGTTGCTGTAATCTGGTCAGTGCTATGGAATGGCCGTATGTCTTCAAACCAACAAGTTTACGAAAGATGCATAAGAGAGAACAAGCCAGTTATAATTATTGAAGTTGGAAATTTAAAAAGAAATGAAACTTGGCGTATTTGTCTTAACCATATTAATGGACTAGGCGAGTTCGGAGCCAACGAAGATATTGATGTTAATAGACCTAAGAAGTTAGGATTGCAAATGTCATTACCTAACACTAATAGAAAGGAAGCAATTCTAATTGCAACGCAACATCAGAAAAGTTTACAGTGGCAAGGTATGCCTTCTATGGCAGACTGGACTATGCAAACGATTGATGCAATAAGGAAAATAACAGACAGACCAATTGTTATCCGTCCCCATCCAAGGTCACCGATGCCAGGTATAGAACACGAATGGCAAAACGTTACAAGACAGCAGCCTATACAAGTAACTGGCACGTATGATAACTTTGATATCAATTATAACTACCACGTAGTAATTAACCATAACAGTGGTCCGCCAATACTTGCAGCAATAAATGGCACACCGGTTATCACTGGGGATAGCAGCCTTGCATATCCTGTTAGTGACAAACTAGAAAACATCGAAGACCCTAAATTACCTGATGAAAGACTTTTATGGTTTACAAAACTTACACATTGTGAGTGGACAGTTGATGAGATTAAGCAAGGCATTCCTATAAAAAGACTAGAAAAGTTTATAAAAAAGCAAGTAAGTTATTGACTTCTTAGTTTATAGACCGTATAATAAATTTATGACACACTTAACTTATATAGAAGATCTATTCGTCAAGGTTATGGACATTATGGACCAGAACCTTCTAGGTATGCAATATCACGATCAGTCTGCTGCTAGAAGTTTTTACAATAGCATCAACTCTGGTAAAGACTTGACGGAAAAACAAGGTGCATATATCTTAAAGATTATCTACAAATATAGAAACAGTGTAAGGCCGTTTATAGAAGTCGAACCCCACCTAGAACATCCTATGTGGAAGAAGCCTTTTAGAGTTGTAGATATGTCTAAAGAAATATGGGTTGAGCAAGGCAGTGTTAAAACTCCTCTCATTTGCTTGAAATTTCCTTATAGTTTAAAAGATAACTTTGAGTCTACATTTAGACCCAATGTTGAAAAAGGCCATTTCTGGAATGCGGATAGACGCATTAGACAAATTAATATCTACAAAGCAAATATTGTAGAAGTAGAAAAATGGTGCGAAGAAAATGATTTTAAAATAGACGACACCTTTAGAAGTTGTGTTGACCAGATAGAAGAAATTTGGCAAGAACGTGCTATATATGAACCACATAGTATTATTGATGATGACGAAGTACAAATTGTAAACTGTACTGAAGATGCTGAAAATTATTTTCTTAAAAAGTCAAATGGTAATTTAGTAAATGATATGCTACTTGCAAAAAGTATGGGGTATCCGTTAAAACAACCTAATAATACAACTGCACAACAAATAAGCAGTAACCATCATAATACATTTTGGCTAAAAAATGTTGATGAGTTTGTAAGTCTATCTTATCAAGTCGAAGGCAAAATTGTAGTATTATTAGACAGAGCAGCAGATGCACTAGAGTATATGAAAGAACTAAAAAAGTGTATAGATTCCAACAAATATAACCCTAATGACTTTAGAGTTTGTTTCCGTACTAACAATAAAGATGATCCAGAATTTAATAATTGGGTGCGTGATAACAAGTTTGGAGGAAAAATTGAAGGTGCAAAGTTCCTAATCTTCCAACATAAGCCTGCTAAGTGGTTGTTCAAACAGGAAAATGATGTTATAATAGTTGCTACAAACAATTTAATGCCTTCTACATTTGGCTTAACTAGAGACTTGATTGAGTCAAGTCCTATTGTGTTTTATGTAGGAGAAATAGAACCAAGTCGAGGAAAAAGAACTATTGTCGAACTGTAAGTTAATAATTAAAGATGAAGTAAACGTAAAGTTTGAAGGTCTTGCTGTTGAAACACGCAGAAAGATTGTAAACAAACTAAAGTTTGATTTACCTTATGCCCGTCATATGCCTGCATTTAAATTAGGTAGATGGGACGGTACTGTAAGTTTCTTTGGTATTGGTGGTAATGGATATCTTGCACACTTAGATGTTGCACTGCCTATAGTTGAGAATGATGGTTATGATATTGAGGTTATTGATCAGCGTATAGCACCTAATCTTGAGTTTGATAAAATTACAGAAAACTATTGGGCTGATCAAGGTAAGACTTGGCCTAAAGGTCATCCTGAAGAAGGTAAGCCTATTGTGCTACGTGATTATCAATATGATGTAGTTAATAAGTTTTTAGAAAATCCACAAGCACTACAAGAAGTTGCAACGGGCGCAGGTAAAACTATTACAACAGCAACACTAAGTCATTTGTGCGAACCTTACGGACGTACAATGGTAATTGTTCCTAATAAGTCGCTTGTAACACAAACAGAAGAAGATTATGTTAACTTAGGATTAGATGTAGGTGTTTACTTTGGTGATAGAAAAGAACTTGGCAAAACACATACTATCTGTACTTGGCAAAGTCTAAACATACTTGATAAGAAAAGTAAAGACTATGAGGCAGCACTTACACTTGCAGAATTTATTGATGGTGTCAGTGCAATTATTATTGACGAAGTACATCAAGCAAAAGCAGATGTGCTTAAAAAATTACTTACAGTTAACTTCCGTAATGCTCCTATACGTTGGGGATTAACAGGTACAGTGCCTAAAGAGAAATGGGAGTTCCAAGGTATACTTGCAGGAATTGGACCTGTAATTAATAATGTATCAGCACACGACTTACAAGAAAAAGGTGTATTAGCAAATCTTGATATACAAATTTTACAAAGCAAAGACATAGAAACATTTAGAAACTATGCAGAAGAATATACTTGGCTAGTTACAGATAGCAAACGTTTAGATTGGGTTGGAGATCATATCAACAAAATTATTAAAGACGGAAACACACTTGTACTAGTAAACAGAATTGACACAGGTAAGAAACTATTAGAAAGATTACCTGATGCAACGTTTATCAGAGGAGATGTTAAACTCGATGACAGAAAAGAACAATATGATGAAATTAAAACTAGTGATGGTAAAATCATTATCGCTACTTACGGCGTTGCCGCAGTTGGTATTAATATTCCTCGTATTTTTAACCTTGTTCTTATTGAGCCTGGCAAGTCTTTTATACGTGTTATTCAGTCAATTGGCAGAGGCATACGAAAAGCAGAGGACAAAGATTTTGTCCAGATTTGGGATATGACTTCTACTTGCAAATATGCAAAAAGACACTTAACAGAAAGAAAACGATTCTACCGCGAAGCAAAGTATCCGCATAGCGTTACAAAGGTAGACATTTAAGGAGAATAAATGAGAATACTAACACTAGATAATAAGGCATTTGATCTAAACGAATTGCCTGAAGAGGTAGAAGAAGATGCTAGATTTAGTGTGCTAGATAATAGTACACCTGCAGAACCAGACTTCTTCTTTATGCCTTTAATATTTTTAGAAAGTTTTAACAGTCCTGCTATATGTTTAAATATTGGCGGCCACGAAATACAAATGCCTTTAGATTGGTGTATGTTAGTAGGCGACAGCGAATGTTTAGCAGATCCAGAAGTTATGCCTTTAACAAGTATTAATGAAAGAGGATTCGAAGCAATGATAATGAATCCAATTAAAGGATATAGAGTAGATTTTCAACCAGTAGAAATAACAAACATATATCAAGATGTACGTTGGTTCTTTCCTAAGATGAAAAACGGACAGTTACTAACAGTACCACTGCATAATGGACACAATCCCCCGTGTGCATATTTTGTTAAAGAAATTAGTAGGCAATCAGAAATGGTTGAACTGGCCAAACTACTATAATAATTACTAATACAACCCAGGAGGTTTATGACTAGTGTTGAGGAAAGAGACGACGACAGAACGTTTGAAAATGAACAATCAATGGTAACAATACCACTAAAAGAATATGACAGGTTAAGAGAAAAACAAAAATATATTACTGATAGAAATATGATTGCAGTAGTAGATAAGATAGAAGAACTTGTTAGAGCTTTAAGAAAGCATATCGTAAGAACGGAGATAGATTAATGAAAGCAGGAAAGATTTGGGGTCAAACAGAATTGATCCACGCTAATGGTGTACTAGAGTTTCACCGTATTGAATACAAAGCAGGATTCAAATGCAGTGAACACGAACACCAATTTAAATGGAATGGCTTCTTTGTAGAATCAGGTAAGATGCTTGTACGTGTTTGGCAAGATGACCAAGGACTTGTTGATGAAACTATTCTTAATGCAGGCGACTTTACACAAGTGAAGCCTGGTAAAGTGCATCAGTTTGAAGGACTTGAAGATGGTGTAGCATTTGAATTGTATTGGGCAGAGTTCAATCACGATGACATTGTAAGACGCACTTCAGGCAGCAAGAGTAAGAAATAATGTACACAGTCGTTACAAGTTTTAACGAAAAATATTGGAACGAACTTACAAGTACAACTACCAGAGAATTAGATAAAAACTGGCATAAAGAATCAAAACTTCTCTTTTACCACGAACTACCTAAAGCAGTTACTAAAAAATCAATAGGCGGATTTTCCAATAGATGCGAATGGATTGATCTATATAAAGATTGTCCAGCACTTCCTGCGTTTGCTGAAAAATGGAAGGATCATCCTAAAGCAAATGGTGCAAAAGGATTTAAATGGGACGCTGTTAAGTTTAGTCATAAAACTTTTGCTATATGGCAAGCCTGGAGAAAAACACAAACAGGTTGGCTTGTATGGATGGATGCAGATAGTTTATTTCACAAACCATTTGACGAAAGATTCCAATCAATAGTTTTTAATAGAGATATAATTGCTGCTTATGTAGGAAGACCACACAAGTATAGCGAGTGTGGATTTATGGCATTTAATTTAGACAGACCAGAAACACATAAGTTTATGGAGCAATGGGAAGAATTATTTTTAAGCGGCGAATTTATTAACCTGCCACAGACACACGACAGTTACACATTCGATGTAATGCGTAAAAACTTTGATCCTAAATTATTTTATGATTTGAATGTTGCTAAATCAGGTAAGCACCCTATACACGCTAGTCTAGTAGGCCCTTACATTAATCATTCAAAAGGTAAAGACAAAAGTTATAAAGTTAACAAGTTTCTTTCTCGACAGGCACAGGCATCATAATACACTCTGCTTTCTTTGTAGAACGTCCTGGCAATAATTGATATCCGTGACCAAGTAAAAACTCTATTACGTGATGATTTTCTCTGCGTTTGTTTTCAAACTCAATTACAGGCAAATGTTTCATAATAGTTTTGAACGCACCTTTTATTACTGCCATTTCTGCTTGTTCAACATCAATTTTAATAAAGTCAACACTTTCAAAATCCATATCATCTAACATAAGAGTATTAACTTTTACTTTACCTGCGTGGATGCCTTCTGCTTCCCACATAGCAATTCTTTCACTAGATATTGTT